GAACTTCGGTTCCCTTTTTTATTGGAGTTTATTATGAAGAAAGTTGTATTGATTGGTCATGGTTATGTTGCAGGATACATTTCTCGCGAACTAGATCGTCAAAGTGTTTATCACCACCATGTCCACCATGATGAGTATGTTCCATTTGATGCAGACTTCATCATTAATGCCGCAGGCTTTACTGGTATCCCCAATGTTGACGCTTGTGAGTTACGTAAAGCTGATACCGTACAAGGCAATATCAACTACCCTCTAAGTCTCGAACGTAAATTCGACTGCCCTATATTACATTTATCATCAGGCTGTGTATATACAGGTTACAAAGATGGTGGTTGGTTAGAGACCGACACCCCTAACTTTAACTGGAGCAATGGAAGCTTTTACAGTGCTACAAAAGCTGAATTCCAGAAGCTTTGGTCAGAATTTAAATATAATCGCAAGAGTTATATCTTTAGATTAAGAATGCCGTTTGGTCCTGATAACTTAGATAAAAATCTTCTTATGAAGTTTTATAGATATAATACTTTAGTAGACTTTGAAAATTCAATTACTAATCTCGACGATCTAGCAAAAGCAGTTGTTCATTTTGTTGATCATGAACCAGCTCCAGGTATCTATAATGCAGTTAATCCAGGTGGTGTAAAAACACACGAAATAGCTCAAATGTTAGGTATTGTAAAGCCATGGTACACAAACGAAGAATGGAATGCTTTAGGTCTTACTCCACGTAGTAATTGCGTATTAAATACAGATAAAATGCAAGAAATCTATCAATTTAGACCAGCAAGTTTAGCTTTAATTGATGCTGTTGACTTTATTAAGAAAATTCCTCTATAATGAGCATCTAAATTATATAAATAATTCTACACAGAGCGATAGTCTCATTAAACCTATCAAACACACAACACAACACAGGAGAAGTAAAATGAGCAATATGACCCCGTTCGAGATACGCCTCGAACTTCTAAAAATGGCAAAAGACATGCTTACTGAAGACTATCAAGGTAAGCGAGAACAAGTTTCCAATGACTGGACTGTCAAAGTCGAAGTAGCCAAACTCAATGGTGGTGCAATACCTGACCATCCAGGATATCCAACATACCCAAGCGAAAAAGATATTATAACCAAAGCACAAGAACTGAATGGCTTTGTAAGTAATATCGAAACTAAAACACCCGCTAAAAAAGCTAACGCTTAAACCGTAAGGCCAAGGATATTTCTTGGCCATTACATTTAGGAGATACTATGTTAAGATTTTTACCGTTAATTATAATCTCGATACTAATAGCCACATTCATGGCTCCAGAAATTACTACCTCTTTTGCTAGTGAGCGTCCTCTCAAGGTTCGCTATGAAGACTTAAATAAATCAGCTCGTCACGAAGTCGACTGTTTAGCACAGAACATGTATTTTGAAAGTGGATGGGAACCTGAAGTAGGACAGATTGCTGTAGCTATGGTTACTATCAATCGTCAGGAAAGTGGTCAATATCCAAACACAATCTGTGGTGTAGTTAAACAAAAGGTTGCAAGCACATGTCAATTTAGTTGGGTATGTGAATACAAAACAATTAATAATGTAAATAGAAATGTTTATTTAAAAATTAGAGCCTTGGCTGTTTATGTCTATGCCAATAAAGACTTTATAAAAGATCCAAGTAAGGGTGCTTTATTCTATCATGCTGACTATGTCAATCCAGGCTGGCGTAACATGGTTTATGTTGCAAAAGTTGGACGTCATAAATTTTATAATCGGAAGGATACATAATGAACTTCAAACAACAATCTAACTTATTTTTTTGTGGCTTTGTAGGATTAATTCTCATTGCTATGTTAGCATTTTGGAATTATAAAATTAATGAAAACAATCTCATGAGTAAAAATATTCAAGAAGCCATGAGCAAAGGTATTGATCCACTAAGTGTTAGATGCACATATGCCAAAGATACAGACAACATTTGTCTAGCTTATGCTTTAAGAAATAAAGAACACAATACAGAAATACCAACCCCTATTAGAAAATAGATGAGTTTTGGGGCTATTACTCAGTAACGAAATAGCTGCTTTTAATAACAAGGAGTAACAACAATGAAATACTTACCAAAATTAGATGTGAACCTTATCGGTAACATCGTGGTAGCATTACTTATTGTTAAAGTGTTAGCAAAACTTTTAGGATAGTGCAATAAGGTTTGGTGGGATCCTCTAAAAACCACCACTTATATTATGGACATAATTTTATCAGCTATCACAGCAGCTTTATTAGGATACCAAACCGCAGCACCTGAGTATCGTCATAACAGTCTGTACACATTTAACATAGATCCAACAAATGGATCTATTGTTGTTATGAACACACAAACAGGCCATCTTTCTCGTTGTACCCCAGATCTAAAAACTTGCTCTGAAGCAGAAAAAGGTTTTGACATAAAATAATCTTGGTTTCATGGCAAAACCAATTCAATTTGACTAAGTATTAATACAGTAAGTTTATACTGACTTTAATATTAACATTTGAATTGGAGACAAGAGTTTATGAAACTCAACCAACCCCCTAAGAAAAAAGAATTATCAAAACTGCAACAACAGCTTTTCCAAAACAATCCTCTATTCATTAATAAAAACGCACCACCAGTTCCACCAAAGCTATTCATAGCATCACCTATGTTTGGTGGTCAAGCTAACTACATGTACATGATTAGCTTAATTAATCTCTTAACTAAACTTGGTCAAAATGGTATTCCAAGTATGTTTGAGATTGCTGCAAACGAATCTTTAATTACAAAAGCACGTAACATCTTAGTGGAAGGTTTCTTAAAGTCTGACGCTACTCATATGTTATTCATTGACGCTGACTTAGGTTTTGATGCTGACGATGTCGTTAAAATGATTAAATCTGATAAAGCTCTTATTGGTGGTCAGTATGCTAAGAAGAAAATTAATTGGGATGTTGTAAAACGAGTTGTGCAAGGTGTTCCAGATATTCCTGGTCCTCATATTAATGCTGTCGTAGCAGAAAGTACGTTCCGTCCTATTGGTGACCAAATGTCATTTGATATTAATCAACCAGTAGAAGTAGAAAGTATTGCTACTGGTATGATGTTAATTAAGCGTGAAGTATTTACAACCTTAGCTGAGAAGATGCCTGAGATTCAAGTTATTTCTGGTGGTTCAGAAACTATGGATCCTAAGACGATGACTCGTATCACAGATCCACATCGTACTGCTCATGCATTCTTTGATGTTTCTATTGATCCAGTCAGCAAAGCATATACATCAGAAGACTTTACATTCTGCCAACGCTGGAGAAAAGTAGGTGGTCAAGTATTCCTAGCTCCATGGACTCGTACTGTTCACGTTGGTACATATGAATATGTTTGTGATCTTGGTGCTGTTGCAAAATATACTCAGCAAATGATGGATCATAGTCCAAATGCAAACTCAACTCCATTCCCACAAAAAGCACCTGACGCTTCTATTACACCAACTCAGGTAGCAGTTTAATGGCTGGAATTAAGGATCAAGTCGCTGCAGGGCAGGACATTATGGGCATTAAGCTCACTGGTCCTTCTGGTGAACTTAAAGACAATCGACTAGTTGGGGAAAGCGGTGAGGTTACTCTCACTAACGAATACCTTATTAGTCGAGAGTTTAAGTCTTCGGCAGAATTCAGCCAATGGGTAGAAATGCATCACATTAAAACAAAAATCCCACGTATGGATATCATAATCGACTATTGTCAAACGCGTATGATTGATATAGAATCAATAGCACCGTTAATCAATAAGAATTTAAAAGAACGAATTCGAATTGAGGCAGAGGAAGCAAGACTTATGAAACCTACTGGGAGATTACCATTATAACAATGACGGACTATAAAGCCTATAAGACATACATGGCTTTGAAAACTCACTTTAACGATCCTAAATATAATATCATTGAAATGAGAGGACGCATTAAAACTAGTCAGGAAGGCTTTATCGGATCTGGTAAAGCCTTTAGTTTTAGGCGCTTAGTGAAACTTTATAAAGACAAAGAAGTGATTGAGTTTATGATTGCTAACTTTATAAAGGGTGATCGTTGGGGTGGTGTCTTTGATGCTGAGGCTTCTAAGAACTATCAAGATTGGAAAAGACGTCAGGAAAGTCTTTCTTATGTTTTTAAGAATGAACTTACTGCTATCATTGATGAAGCTAAAGAAGAAGGGATAGATGATGTTATTCATACCAACAATCATCACGACCATCCTTACATTGTTAAGTCATACTTGAGAGGATCAGTTAGTCCTGAGACATTAGTTATTGTCGAAAAGATTACTAAGTTTTCTGACAAAGTCTCTTGTCAGGATCCATTTT